ATCGACCTTAACCTTCTTGGTCTTGAACTCGCCAGCGTTCTTGCCGCTCTTGTACGTGGTGGCGTAGTCGTACTCACCCCGGTTGCCCGGTATCGCCCACTCGGTATGGCATATGTGCTCGTACCATGAGCACTCCATGGTGCGGCCATCCTCAAGGATGTAGTGATACACCTCCGTCTGAGCGTATGCATAGGTGCTTCCGCCTACCGCTGGGGGCGGGGTCCACGTCACGCTGCCGTCCTTGTGGTCGTACTCGCGGCGCATGTACTTGACCTGCCCACCGAACACAAGCGGCGACAGATGGAAGCGGTTGGTCCAACTGAAGTCGAAGGGTAGCTCGGGCAGGTACTCATTGAGCCGGCCCGTTGCCGCCTCCAACTTGTCAGCTAACTCAGCAGCGAGCGTGAGACCTAACGCCTTGTTGACGTACATCCCGTTGCGTTCCATCTCGATGGTTGCACACAGGCTACCCATGTTGAGCATGATGCTACGGACTTGGCCGCTGTTGCGTGCCTTCTCAAGCTGCTTGAGGAACACGAGTTCCGTGTTGCCGATGTCACCCTCGCGGCGCTCACCGTTGGGCAGCGTCTCACCCACGAGGTACCGCATCAGCAGATCAGGGTCGATGTCCTCGGTGCTTACGCCTGCCTCCCAGAGCGCCTTGACCTCGTCGATCTTGGTGTCGCCTCCGTACCTGATGCTCATGTCATCAAGGCTCAGCATGTGCGATGACTGCGCTTGCCCGTCGAGCAAGTACTCAGCAAGCTGACAGTCCCACACCACACCACCACGGGCAACGAACTGCTGCCACTTGGTATAGGCCAGCGGGCAGCGCAGCGCATGGAGCAAGTCGAACTTGATGTTCACCCCGACCAGCAACTGCAAGCTCTCCATGCCCAGCACATGCACAAGCCACTCGTGGTCCTGTGTCTGTCGTGTCAGGCGCACTGCCGTCGGCAGCATGTCGCCCTTCTTCTTGTACCCGCACAGGACCATCCAGTTGTCTGGATCGAAGGGGTTAGCCTTGCGCTTGTACGTTGTCTTGGTTGTGGTCTCGATGTCGATGACGGCGTAGGTCATGCCTTCACCACCCAGATCACGTCGAGGTTATCATCGCGCTCGGGGATGACGCACGGAAGCTGCCCGCAGGCTACGACCGCGTTGCGCTGGTTCATGCACCCGGTGCAACCGTGAGTCGAAAGCTCTGTCACGTAGTCCACACCATGTATGGTGCGCTTGTCTTGGCTCGGCTTCTTGTCACGCTCTATGAGGATGAGCAGTAACTCAAGCTCTGACACCTGTACGGGTATGCTTGAGCCTGATTCAATGCCCGCGATAAGCGATGCGATGTAGTCTTGTGGTTTCATCTGAACTCCGGTTCTGTGTACCTACCCCGTGGCCCGTCGAAGAATACTTCCTTCCGGGGATCACGAGGCCCGCCGTAGCGGTGCAGTTTGTTCTTTGTCATGCCGATGTAGCGCAAGTCCTCACACCCCGGCGCATCAATAGCACCCAGCGTAAGGATCGCTTCAGCGGCCCCTTGTTTACCTGTCTTGGAGTCCTTCAACTGGCCCAGCTTAGGCCAGCGTTCGTTCTCCCCGTCGCCGCTGATCTGTGAGGTTGCCAGCATCGGGATGTCGTACTTGACTGAGAGCACACGGACCCATTGGTACATGGCTTCGAGCACTTGGTCGGTACGCTCGCCACCATTGGCTGAGCCACCACCGAACTTCACGTTGTCGATCATGTCCCACACGATGAGGCCAGCGTCAGCCTTGCGGATGATGTCCTCAAGTTCGTGTGACCAGAAGTCATGCACGTCCATGACTTGCAGCATGTCGATGTGCCCACCCATAGCCTCGGCGTACTGCTCATCGAGCAAGTGGTCGAAGCCCTTGGTGCTGGGCTTTTGGTAACGCTCGACCATCTCGGGAATCGTTAGGTTGAGCGCTGACTGGTACGCACGCTGAATGATGCGCTTGCCGGGGCCTTCGTTGTTGAACCAGAGAATTTTTCTGGCCCCCTTGTACATGGTGTACACCTGAGGAGAGAAGTGCGTGACGCAGTGCGTGAGGAACGAGGTCTTGCCCTTGTCGGGCCGGCCTGCCACCACGATGAAGTCACCACCCCGCAGCGGGCGCATCGACTCGTTGAGGCAGAGCAGCGGCCACTTGAGGCCCGAGTCGTTCTCCTCCTCGGCTAGCATCTCAGCGATCTTGGTCTTGACCAGCGGCGTCTTGACCTTGCGAACGATGGCGTTCTCGAAGGCGTCAACCTCAGCCCGGACTGCGGTGTACAGATCAACCTCGTCCCCGGCGTGCCACTGTGCAATTAAGCCAGCGATCTTGTGCGCTGCGTCGGCAGCAACCAGTCGCTCCATGATGCGGCCCTCGACACCCTCACCCAGAGGCTCTTGTACTTTCTTGAGCAGGTGCTCGTACACAGAGGTCTGCTCGGGTGTCAGTGTCGGGTGTCGCAGCTTGAAGTACGTGAAGAACCCAGCCTCGGGGATCACGGTGTCGGTGGTGTCCTTGAAGTACGCAGCGAAGTCGTTGAGTACGGTCTGCGTCTGCGGGTCAAGCACATGCTTAGGCACTGAGGACAGCAGCCGTTCGAGACGGTCACGCTGGCGCAGGACTTGTAAGAGTGTGATGTCAAGGCTCATTTGCTCTCCGTCCATTGTCGCACAACCTGCGATAGAGTTGGAAGTCTGTCTAGGTGCTGGGCTAGTCTAAGCTCCACCGCGTAGTCTATGTCGATGATGGTCAGCTTACCTCGCTGGTCGTACACCACGCGGATTGTTGGAACGTGGTCGCCGTTGACGAGCACCTGCACGTTGTAGTCCTCTATCCTCACACGCCCACCCGTGCATAGCACAAGTGAACGATGACGTTCGGTACCTTGTGGTGCTGGTCGGCAGGCACGTCACGCATGACCTGCTCCAACACGGGAACGATCTCGGCGTACCCACGCATCTCATCTCGGGGCGTGGTCACTGGGTACATGCGCTTGAAATCTTCCTCTGAAATTTTGGGATCGAGCACGGCGGCAGCAAAGACACCTAGCTCGTCGCAGGTGGGGGGAGCGGCAGCGACTGAGCAGGCCGCGATGGCAGTGATAGCTGCAAGGGTGAGGGTAGCACGGAGTTTACGCATGATAAAGTTTCCTCTCGGGTTAGATACTTGGGGTCACGCGGCGGGCTTGCTGCGTACACGGGGTGGCCTAGAGCGCGGAGGCGCTTAAGGATTTTGACAGTGCCTCTGTCTCCCCCGGCGTCGGGGTCAAGCATGGACACAATGGGACGCCCATCATCAAGGATGCGGGCAACGGTTGGGGTGTCGAGGTTGGTGCCAAGGATGGACCACGCCTCGATGACACGGGATACGCGGAAGGCAGACAGTATGTCCTCAGTCAGGACGATCACCGGCCCGGTACCATACCTTGCGACGGTACCGGGCTTCGCACTGCCGGGGTTAAGGTACTTCATCCCCCGGCCTGTGACACTGCGAGCTTGCCAGTACACAGCGATGCCGTTCTCTAAGACTGGCAGCACTACGCGGCCAGTTGGGGGATGGAAGTACGCACCCAGCGTGATGATGTCGTCATTGGAGAGGCCCGCTTTGTACAACCATACTCGCGCAGCCAGCGGCCATCCACCAGCAGTAGGGTCGTGCAGTGCTGGCTCAGGAAGCGACACCGATGACGAGGCCTGAACCTCGGCATTACGTGCACGCTCCAGCGCAGCGAGCCTCTCCGATAACGACGGGGTGGGATGCGGGATGAACCCATTGTCGTTGCATCGGAAACAGTAAGCCGAGTACCCTGCGTCCCCATTGGAGACCTTGAGTACCCGGCCCTCGCCGCAGTCGTGTTCAGTTCTGAGCGAGCGCCCAGCACCTAGGTGTGCAGTGTGCTGCATCCACGACGTACGGTCCAGCATCAGGCGACCTGTGCCTGTGCAATTTGTTGGACACTGCGACCGTCGCCGCGCTTGGCGTACGCCTTGGCGATCATGTACGTGTCCACGTCCTCACCAAGCTCGATGAACACACCCTCTGGGGCCGCTTTCTGCTCGCGCATCCACAATTGCATGGCCTCGTGAGCCTTGGTTGCGAGGTGCTTGAGCGGCGACACGATCAGTGCCACAGGTGAGGTGATGTAGTTGAGTCGGCGCTCCAGTGCGGCGGCAGTGATGTAGGTCTTGCGTTGGAAGCTCATGCTGCGCTCCGCAGTAGGCCGAGGTCGATGTAATTACCTGCCCGCATGTAGGTAACGAGGCCATCGGCGAACTCCGAATCCCACAGCAGGTGGTACAGCGGGGACAAATCCTCACGGAACGCATCAGGTGCATTCAAAGTCGCGCCGTACAAGGCCCGCAGGATTTGCGCGGTCTCTAAGGAGACGGTAAGCGTGAAGGTAGCAGGCACAGCCGTTACCGCAGCGCGTCCGGGGTTGTATGTAACATTGCTCACAGTTCGTATCCTTTAAGTTCGGGGTGGGTGGCGACAAATTCCGTGGCCAATGCGGCGGCGGTGCTGTAGTCTTGCCCCAACGGGCATTCAATCCATGCGCCTGTCACTGGGTGCTGCACATCAATACGCACACCGGCATTGGCAAAGCCCGGTACGGGTGGCGTGGTGCGGAAGCCGTGCCGCAGCGACTTGGTCTCGTTGTACGGGCCGCGCATTATTCGGCCACCTTCACGTCACGGGCGGCGACGGCAAAGATCACGGTGTCAAAGCCGCTGCCGACTTCGATCTTGTAACGTGCAGGCAGCTTGCCCTCGGCTGGAGCAAAGCCAATCACTGCGCCGTAGTTCGTCACGCGGTTTTCCTTGCGGCCAAACACGAACTCAACCTTGGCACCGGCAGGCAAGCCGTCCACGTCGATCACGGCACGGGCCGCAGCCTCAGCCTTGAACGTCTCGGCGATGGCCGCAAGGGGCACCAACTGCGCGGTGATCTCTTCGAGTCGTGCAGCCAGTCGTCCCTGCTCGGCGACGAGGCGTGCAGCCAGTTTGATTGGGTCGATGGCTGCGGTGGTGTTGATATCGGTCATTGAGATTCCTATTGGTTTGGAGTTGAGCGGGTTGGTTGAGGCCCCGCTCGGTACGCCTCGTGGTAACAGGATCAGGTAAGCCCTCGCTTGATGGCCTCGGCCACACTGATTGCGGTGTCGTAGTCGCGGAACCACACAGGCTCCGCTTGGTCGGGCCACGTCAGGCCCACGTCGTACTTGCCAGCACCCGGCAGCTTCTTGTCGCGGTGCCAGATGACGACAGGGTACACGCCACCGGCGCTGTGCTTCTGGATGCTGCTTCCATCAGCCAGATGCCCGCTCGGCTGTAGTGGGAGGTTGTCGTCGCGCTGGGTGCCAAGCACATCGTAGTCCACGCCCTTGATTGCCGCACAGAGGTTACTCCAGTGCCAGATAGAGCACTCCTCAAAGGGCCGCTCTTGAACGTGGACGTACTCGCCGTACGTAGCTTTGACAGTGCCAATAAAATTCTGGACCCCGTACACAGTCTGGCGCATCGTGCGCCCATCTACCACACGGTCGCCCAATTTGTATGGGTTGTTCACGTTGCTCATATCTCGACCTCTTCAGGGCAAGTTACGAACTTCTTGAAGTACCCGATAGCACTCAAGCTCTCGATCAGCACGACCTTCTCGCCTTGGGCAAAGAGTTCCGTACAGATGTCCACAAGGACGTACGACAAGGCGTTGCTGTCGCTTGGGTCGATGATCGTACTGACGAGGAGCATCTCCTCGTTGATCACGGTCGCAGTACCAGCGTCGTACCAGCTACCCTCAGCGAGGACAGCCGTGCAACCACCGGCCACAGCGACGAGGCTGTCACGCATTGCCTCGGTTGCCAGATGCTTCGGGATGTAGATTGTGACTTTCATTTTCCGTACCTATCTTGTTGACCCCGACGACCGATCCAGCTTGTAACGAAGCTGATCAATTCACGAGGAGGGATGCCGCCAGAGGCGACGAGGGTGATGATTTCGCGTCCAGCCTTGAGCACCTGCTTAGGTGGGTCCATGGCTGTGAGTTGTGCATCAAGGCTGAGTGCTTGATAGATTGTTAGGCTTACATGTTGCATATGATTTTCCAGACCACCGCATGCAGGTCTGCGGGTTTGTAATGAATCTTGGTCCCGTCAGGGAACCAGACAGAGACCTCATCGCCTGCCTCAAGACCCTTGCGGGCCATGATCAGGCTTTCGAGGTGGTAACGTGAGGGTGCTGCGATGGTCACAGTAAAGTTCTCCTTGACAAGTGCAGAGCGCACTAGCAAGCCCACGGGTTAGCATGGGCAAGCTGGTAAGCTCAGTATCCGAATTTATCCGCCTCCAGTCGTTCGATCAGCCAATCCAGCAAGGCGAGACGCGCCCTGCCGTGCTCGGTTTTGTCGCTGAATTTGTCCTTTGCGGACAGATACTCGCTTCGCCCGCCGAACACGGGGTAATTCGGGTCTCCACTGTAAGCGAGGTACTCTGGGAACAATTCCTCAAGCTTGCGCTCCCACGTCCGCCACCTCAGCGGGTAATCGGGGAATGCGTCTCGCGCTTTGCACCGCACATTGGCACAGAGGCCAACGTCGCTATAGCGCACACCGTCGCGGATAAGCCGCAAGGCATCGACCAGTTTCATTTCCTGCATATCGTCTCCTATTCAAGAGCAAAAGGCGCTCTCAGAGGCCCTCAGCGTGAGCTAAGGGCAACTGGCAGGGCTTTACGTGTTTTCGGTGGCGACCTTTACCACCACTTTGTTAACCAGCGTGGTCGGCACATCGCTTACGTTGATGCCGACTGCGGTAGCCAAGAGTCGCAGGGCCGCATCGGCCTCTGGGGTGTAATGATCCAGCTTTTCGCTTTTCTCCATTTTCTTCAGCATGCCACGCAAGGCGGTCATCACGTCGAATATTTCGTCAATCGGCTTCTCAGCCTTCAGGTCGTACCACATCACCAAGGCACCGGCCTCGGCATCCGTCGCACCTTTCTTGTTGTGGCTGAAAGGGCTGTCTTTCTTGCTGGCGGCATCGGTGTTGACCGAGACCGAGACGAACTTGAGCAGCCAATCGGCCAGCGCAGAGCGTCGGCTACCCTTGGGCATGGCGTTGAACAGCCTGTTAACCAGCCCGGTATCAGAATGTTGAGCGTAGTGCTCAGCCACACCGACGGCGGTACCTTGGATCATCGCATCCAGCTTGGTACCGGCGCTCTTGATGGCAGCGATTTCTTTGTTCAGGATTTCAGTAGTTTTCATTTTCAGTCTTTCAGTAGACCTGCAAAGCGCAGGCCGAGGGGCACAGATATGCCCTACGGTCTAAGCTCAGAGTTCGCCCCCCGCCGTCCACATGCCTTGGAAGTTCTCCCAGTCCAAGAACTGCTCGATGGGCATGGTGCTGCCTTCGCCGTCGACGGCGTAGAAGAACTCTCGGTTCATTTCGAGGAATCTCATATCAACCCCACTTGCGGTAAGCGCACTCGCCGATGATGGCAAGGGCGAGGCCCAGCCCAGCGATGCACACCACCAAGTCAACGATATCGAATGTCATAGATACTCCTTAGTTGATCACACAATGCTGCACCCATCAAAAACGATAGATGCAGTGTTTCTGTAATCTTGAGAGTGTCCTACTGTGCCGCATAATAACCGCCATGGCCTATGGTTGGACGGTATGGAGGCGACTAGTATCTGGTTGATGCTTAGGTTAGGTTGGGAGACAGTATTAGTCGAGGGACCGACGATCAGCAACTTGTCTAGAATTCGTTGGTCGTCATGTGTACAGTCAAGGGAACGCTCCCGGTAGTTTACCATGCATCTTAAAGGGTCTCAGCCGTGCTCATATCATGCAGCACAGTAGGACACTCTCGTATCATAATTGTTAAGCGACGCATTCCTCATACGCCTCGTGTTTAGCCACTTACTGCTCGCCGCCGTACCCGCCTTTTCATCAGCCGATAGAACGTTGCCTGCCTCATGGTATGTTCGTTACGATATCGCCCTTGATGGCACCGATACGTAACCCGGATACTTCAACCGCCGGCTTCCTACCTTCCCACACACAACCCGAAGGCCTAGTGTTCTCCGATAGGGGCCGCGATAATCTGAAAGTTCAGACTTAGGGGCTAAGCCCCCAATTATACCGTTGATCCACGTTAACAACATATTGCGTCACATCCCTATAACCCGCCGGTTATAGATCGAAGCGACATAACGAACGTACCCCAATGAAACGCCGGGTTACCCCTACGCAGCATCAAAGACCATTCGCCGCAGCCATTACAGCCACGAATTGACAGATCGACACACTTCACAGTGCTTAATGTCTCCCGCCCGCCTCACAATCGAGGCAACCTGAGTGTATCACAACGCTCCCTTCCTGTCAAGCATGTCAGACTTTTCAAGCCGTTAAGCCCTTACATCCTTCAAACTCGACACCCTCAGTGTATCACAGTTTCCTGTGACTGTCAACCTAAGCGTTGACTGGGTAGAAACGCTACCTGTCGCATTCCGGTTCAACCCGGTCAGCCTCTAGTGTATCGCAACACTCCCTTCCTGTCAAGCATCTCAAACTTTTCAAGCCGTTAAGCCCTTACGTTATCCAAACCCGACACCCTCAGTGTATCACAGTTTCCTGTGACCGTCAACCCCTTCCGGCTGACTTTCCGGTTCAGCCCGGTAAGCCTCCAGTGTATCGCAACACCGCTTTCCTGTCAACCCCTTCCGGTTAACTTGCCGGTTTAACCCGGTAAGCCGTCAGTGTATCACACTCCGGCTAGGACTGTCAACCCGTATGGCGCAAAGCGCCGGATCGTCGTAAGGGGCGAAGGCTGTAATCCAAATACCGCATGTTTCTTGCCCCCTCCGAAATGTCCTAGCCTGAAGTGTAGCACACTTTCAAGCCCTTTGTAAGCCCCTAGTATTTCAGAGCTTCGGAACGATGCCCCCGTGACGTGAAAGCCTTCCCTCATTAAACCCTAACGCCGTGAGGCAGGGATGGGATGGCGGGTACACTGCAAGACCGTATCGCTAGGTCGTTTTCACAACCTAGGACTGTAATGTAACACACTTTCAAAGGGCTGCATAGCCCCCTCCCTGTAGCTCTACTGTGTCTCCCCTGTAGCTCTACTGGGTCTCCCCTGTAGCTCTACTGTAGAGCCCCTGTAGCTCTACTGGGTCTCATGCTCTAGGGGTTGGGGTGGTCTCTATCCTGTAGGTCTCTAGAGGGTACGTCCTAGTATGGTCTCTCATGGTCTCTAGAGTCTTGGTCTCTTATGGTCTCTCAGTCCTAGTGTCTGGGGTCTCTAGTCTGGGGTTTGGTCTGTATGGTCTCTAGGGCTCTACTGTGGTTCTATGGTCCGTGTCCGTCCCTGCTCTTCTATAGATGTGCTCAATTATTGAGCAGTCTATAACGGTCCCAATGGGTTTGTCATTATAAGTCCGATACGATTCTCGGTCATCCTAGCCCCATGGTAGAGAGGGAAGGAAAGAGATATAGATCGGCCCCTTGCGCCCATCCATCCCAAGCCCTAGCAAGGCCGCTCACAGGCTCACCACGCGCTCTATACAGCGCCACCCAGCCTACCCCCTCACCTAGGACCGTTCGGCTGCCACAGAGGCTGTGCTAGAAGGCACGCGCTCGTGCACGTAACGAGCGGTATCACGCGAGCGCGACACACGCGTAATGCGCATGATGCGCGGGGGGGGCATGGGGGCGCTGGGCAAAGGGAAGGAGTGGAGGTCTCCCCTCGCTAGTCTATCCCAAATTTTGGAAATCAAGCCCTCATGGTCGCTCCTCCCACCACAGGTTGTAGATACCGGAGGAGGTACCGTTGTCCAAGTTGGTAATGCGGAGGTAGTACGTCCCAGCAGGGAGGGCACGCTCATCGTTGATGCTGTGTCCGACCGTCCCGGTGTTGGTCCCGGTGCCGATGGAGGAAGCACGGATGACTTCGACCACCGTACCGCCCACGGCTGTGCCACCTGTGTCCAAGACGCACTGAGGCTCGTAGTACGGGAAGGGGCGGGATAGGTGTCGGTTCTTACCGATGATGGGCAGGAGGGTACCGTACGTGCCTCCGGTGGCTGCTCCTGAGATAGCCTCGAAGCGGACGCCCCCTGCGTCGATGAGCAAGGTCTGGTTGTACAGGATGAAGGGGACCGCAGATGCGACCCGGATGGTCCTGACCTCGGCGGTTGCCAAGCTGAACTCCCAGAAGGAGCGGAACTCTCGGCCCTCGGCAAAGCCGTTGCGGGAGTTCTCCATCAGACTACGCTCGTTCCCGCTGAGGCGTTCGCCTGCGTAGTTGAGGTAGTGAGCGTAGTGCTGTTCCATGTTGTCTCCTTATGGTGTGATGATCTTGGCGATGCCCGCCTCGCCCAGTGAGCCAGCCGTGGTGAGGCCCTGACCCGCGATGGTACCTAGGGTACCCATGGTCTGCCCGTGCAGCGCCACGGAGGTGGCATTGCCGTCTACGGCGACTTTGGCATTGGCGGTGATGCCATAGACCTGAACCAACGATGGGACGAATACTCTGGCGACTTCGAGGAGAAGGTTAGGCTGAGCCTGCGGGGCTTGGACAGCGCCCGCGCCGGCCACGTTGGTGCCACGGGAGAGTTCCGCAATGGCGCGGTCCTTGACGCGGTCGTCGCCCCCTGCGGCCACAGCAGCCAGCGCGTGCAGGCGGGTGGCCTCCGCGGCGGACTGGTTGGCGCTGATGGCGATCTGTGCGTTGGTGTACGCGGTGTAGTCCGGGTTGCCCGAGGTGGCGCACGCGGAGAGAGAGAGCACGGCCACAGCCGCAAGTACGAGACGTTTCATTTGAGTAAGTCCTGAGTTTGTTTGACGAAGGCTTCTTGGGCTAGTGCCCACTCGGCTTGACCGGGCCATGCTTGATCGAGTCCATGAGCCGCGATTGCCGCGCCTGCTGCGACTCCGCCCAGCGCTGCATATTCTTTTCGACAGTCAGCCATATCTCGGTCGAGGTCGGCGGCATAGTCACGGAGGGCTTCTGCGGAAGCGTTGGTATCGCGCTTAGCTGCGGCGAGGTCGAGCATCCGTTGCTCAAGAGCACGAAGACGCTGAGCAGCACTGGAGCTACCAGCCTCAGCTTTACGAACCTGAGCATTTGCTTGATTGACATTGGCTTGGAGCTTCTGAGTTGTGGAGGCGGCTACCACAGCCTGCTCGGCTACGGCGGTGGCCGTGTCGAGCTTAGCACTGGAGCCGCCCCCTTGGTACAAAGCGTAGCCGCCCCAGCCAGCCGCGCCGAGAACGGCGGAGACTAGGAGAGCGTAAACGTACTTCATTGGGTTCATCTTATAAGTCCTTAAGGCTAGGCGCAGAGGAAGCGCACCAGCGCTGGGTTGGCCTGCAAGACAGGAAGCAGTCCCGGAGCCATAAGGGTCACGAACTTCTCCTCAGCTTTTGTGTAGGGCCGGCCCTGCTGGCGGAAAATCGCGTGCATAACCTCGTGCAGCACGGTGTCTTGCTCGCCGAAGGCGTCACCACAGGCGGGCGTGTCGATCAGGATGAGGGCTTCGTCACCGGAGCAGGTACCCATGGCACCCACTAGGCGGGCCTCCCTGATGGCGTACGGTCGTCCGAGGACATCAATCTTTACAGGTCTCTTTGACATATGGTGCTCTCGTCAGTACGGCGCTTCTTGAGGCCGGGGTACACCACGCCGTTGGCGTAGACCCACCGGGTCATCTCGCGGCAGGCACCAAGGCGGTCCCCCGCTCTGAACTTCCGCAGCCACGTAGAGGTGCGGAGCTTGGTGGGGCCGATGTTGAATACGAAGCTGACGGTAGCGGCAAGCTCACCCTCAGTCAGATATACGTTACCCAGCAGCCCCCGCATCTCTGCGAGGGTAGCTGTGATGTCTGTGTCGAGCATGTCTAGGCACTGCTGGTCGCTGCGCCACATGCCCTTGCGGGCGGTACGGGTGTGGCCGTAGCAGATGGTAGGCACAGCCCAGCCGTGGGCAACATCGGCGTAAGCCGTGTTGACCTTGCCCTCGTGCTTCCCGATCTGCTCGTTGGCAGGGATGCCATTCCACGACACGCCCGCCACGGTCAGAGCAGTTGCGGCTGCAAGCGCTATGAGGCGGGCGCGTACGGTCATGGTACCACCACGCCCACGGTCACGAGGTAAGCATTGACTTCATCCAAGTACGCCGTGAACGGAGCACCTTGCGAGGGGGCAGCACCTTGCAGGCCCTGCATGACTTCCATGTACGACACGGCCTTCACAATCTCGCGGTGAAGTGCACCAGCGTTAGGGATCAGGCCGGGGTTGTTGGTGAGTGCGTCAGTTTTCATTTGTATCTATCCAGTAAGGAGCGTTTGGTGGCAACAACGGGTGAGGTAAATCGAGCGTGTCCAAGCGGGTCTCGTAAGCGTTCCGCATTCTCGCGCTGTCTTTGTTTCTCAACCTGATGGAGTTGGTCTATCTTCAGCAGGGCCTGCCAATGGCGGACCCCACCCTCAAGTGCATCGAGCCTGTCGTCATGGACGAGTGAGCCGCGATCCTTGGTGATCTTCGAGAGTTGAAAGAATAAGCTGTACGATAACCTGTGCTGTGCGGCGTACCGCTCGCAATCAGTTACGTCCTGCTCGATAACTCGGGGGCTTATGATCAGCCGCCCTTGGTTCATGATAGGCTCAAGGGTTGCTATGATCCGCAACTCCTTCTGGCCGGTGACGTAGTCCTCGTCAGTGCCGACGATGTGGTTAACCAATGCTGCCTCGCGCTGTAGCACGGGAGCAAAGACTTCGAGGAATGCGCCGAAGCCCATGTTCTTCTCGATCTTCACGACGTTGATCTTGTGAACCAACAGCCGCTTCGCTAACTCTTTCATCGTCTCGGGTGAGTAACCACCCGGCACACCGCCCACCTCAAGCACGTAGATCGTACCGTTGAGGAAGGCCGTGACGGCGTACGCGGTCTCGTCGGCGTTAGCGCCACCCCCTGCGGGATCGACGTACGCCATGATGCCGGTGAACTTGGCTGTCTCCTTGGACACGTCATGCGGCGTCTGGAGCTTGAAGGCGAAGCCGTGTACCTTGTGGTCCACGAGGCTTGCTCCTGTCATGCCACGGACCACGCTGATAGGCATGTACTCTTGGCACTGCATCCTGATCAACTGGTCTGGCTTGAGCGGATACCGGAGCTTGTCTGCCAAGCGGGTATTCAGCATGTGCTGCAACTGGAAGTAGCTCGTGCCTTGATCGAGTTCCTTGGCCTGTAGCTTCGCCTCGTCCAAGAGGACGTTGTCGATGGGCTGGCCTTGGTCACGAGCATTGCCACCACCCATGGTTAGCGACGGGTCGCGGTCCATGTTGCGGCGGAGCATCGGGGCGAGGTGCTCGCCGTAGTTGTCCAGTTGTTCAGCGGTGGGGTACCGCCCCGGCCAGATGCGTACGGATACGCCACGGGCAGGGAGGGTGTTGTAGATTGAGTCCGAAGACTGCGGGGTACCCAGCCAGATGATGCGCTGAGTGGAGATGGACACGAAGTCCAATGTCAAGTGAAGAAGCTGCGCCCGTTGGGTCATCGTCGCTGAGTTCTTCATTGCCTCCACGTCGTCAGCGATCAAGAGGTGAGCACGCTTGCCCTGTAGCATGGCGGTGATACCGACGCAGGCAACAGAGGGCGACTTGTCCACACCCTTGAGGTTGTAGTGCACATCGAAGTGATCGACGGAACTGCGGTCCCCGTTGTTGGTGTCGGGCCTCATGCACTCAAGCTCGGGCAGCGTCATGATGATCCGAATGATCAACGTGCTGATTTCGCTTGCCTGCGTGCCGCCTGCTGAGATGATCAGTACGCGGAACGTGGGGTCTTGGATCAAGCACCACACAGCGTAGGCTGCGGCGATGGTTGTCTTTGCCTGCCCACGCTGCGCCTGCACCATCAGGTAGTCCGGGCCGTGGGCCAAGAAGTTAGCGATGTCGCGCTGCACGTCCGTTGTGTGGAAACCCAGCAGCGACATCACCTGTTCGAGGAACGTGGTAAACTCTCGGTAATGCTCTTGGAGCATCCCGAGCTTCTGCCAGCGGACCTTCGCAAGGGCGTGGGTTTCGCGGACGGCCATTAGTTAAGGCCCCCGTAGCCCGCAGGAATCTCTGCGTACGGGTCGGTCAGGACGGGGCGCAGCTTGACAGACTTGCGCTTCTCCATGAGTTCGGCCAGTTCTGCGAGTGCATCGGTGTTGCCGGTAGGGGCAACGATGTTGTTGTTCTTGAGGAAGGTGGCAGCAGCGGCAGTCTCAGCCGCCGTTGGGTACATCGTGTACGTGCGGACGTTGCCGTCCTCGTCAAGCAGTGGCTCACCCTTGACCATGATTGGCATTTCGCGGGGAGCGATCATCTGCTTGTACGTGTCTGCCAGCATCTGATGCAGTTCCCCTAGGGATTCTGCGGTCGCTGCGGATACGGTCATTTGAATAGCCCTCGGGACCACCCCCAGAACTGCGACAATCTTGTCAGCACAATCGGGAGCTTGTCAATGATAAGGAAAATAGTGTATAGGAGGGTGCCAATAAGCACCCACTCTTGAAGTGAGGTGCCCATGAATGTGAGACCAGCGACACCAATCGGCGGGGTTGCCTTTAGTACCTCGACTGTGGTGTCGGTGTGTTTCATTAAACTGCTTTCGAGTCGTAGTCTTGGATGTAATCCCTAGCCCGCAGCACGTCGTTAGCGTAAGCCTTGGCGCAGTGGTCAGGAGAGAACATCCAATTGATGAAGCGCTCAGCGTTCCTCCAACCCACACGGTGGCTTCTGCCGCTGATGGATTCGTTGGAGGTGGTTTCGCTGTGGCGTGGAAGGAGGAGGACGTTAGCCAGTTGGCTGAGGGCGTCCCCCACCTTTACGAGGCGGGAGGTACTGTCGAACATTTCAGACCCCGAGTTGTGAGCGGAGATACCCGACGAAGGCGGACCAGCCGCTCGTGATGGCTTCAAGTTCTGCTGGCGTGGAGGCAGCGCGGAGGCTACCCTTTGCCGTGAGGCGCGTGGAGCGCATAGCCAGTGCCGCAGCTTCCCAGCCCTCAGCGGCAGCGATGATGTCATCACATGCAGCGCGGGCGTCGGGGGCGTCTGAGGGTACAGCGGTTGCAACGTACTGTGGTACGGGGCCGTTGTAGCCAGCAGCGCGGTACGCGTAAGCGTCACGGGCAGCGCGGTCGTACTCAGGACCACGGTTGCCGATCACGTCGCGGTAAATGCCATCGACATCGGAGTCGATCCGGGAGAGGGCGTAGGCCAGTTGCTCCTCTGGATCAACAGCTACTGCTGGAAGGTCGGGATGCTCAACGGTCTCGCCCGTTGTGACGTTGTATTCGTATCGTGACATATTAGAAGCTCCAGCTAATTGCGGCAGTGCCGAGGTCGAACACAGGCGTGCCCGTCGAAGTTGTGAGGCGCAGTTGAGTTAGCTCGTCACCGAGGGCAACGTCACCATCGCCAAACAGCATGAAGGTGTTTACATGTCCGACGTAAGACATGTTCCATGCATTTGAGGCAAGCCCCTGACGGCGAATGTAGATGTCTGCTGACACAACCTCTGCGGCTACTGTGGTGTTGACCAGTAGCCCGATGCCAGTCGAACTGGAGAATGTGGTCGTAGCCGCAACCCTACAACTGCCACCCGCGTATCCAGTTGACACAATACCGCCCGCCGTGCCAAGCCTCACCATGATGGAGCTTGTGCCGTTGGTGCTTACCCCGCGCAGGCTGAGTACGATCTCATTAACCCCCGCTGGAATTCCAGTGAAGTCGATTGCGGAACCGCTGGTGGTCGCTACTGCGGTACTCATTTGGATTTTTACCGCAGCAGTCGCCACAGTAAGATCGGCGGAGGTCACTAGCGACCCGGCAAATTCAGGCAGGGTAATCTCGTAGTCGCTGTTGGTGTTGGGTGACGCGATGGTCACG